CCTATGTATTTGACTATCATAATGATAGTAACAGTAAAGCGATAATATATGAAAAACAAATCAAAATATATAAACCTAGCGAACTTAAAAAAATAAAGGATCTTTTGGACGATACTTTAATTATACATGACGAAACCCATTATGCCCAATCTAAAGATAACATACCATACAAAGATTTCTATAAAAAATTTAATATTGAGCAAAGTCTACATAACGATTTCACCGAAATTAAAAAGAGAAACCTTTTTATACTTGGTATTAGTGCCACTCCATTTTCAGAAATTATCGCGAATAAAACGGTAGAATTAAATTTATTGGATGATATCACACCTGTTAATGATTGTAATCGCGACCAAAAAAGTATAATTTATGGCGATGTTGGTGATACATACGTTGGGATTCGTGAGTATTACCAATCTAATCGGATTAAATTCTACGATTTTAGTAAAAAACATATTTATGATAATGTTTATAATATTCTAAAAAATATTAGTAATAAAAAATATTTTATAGTTCGTAGTAAGTCACCTGATATTCAATGTTTAGCCGACGGTTTTGGTTATGATTATAAGGAGCTTAATTCAAAAACCGAAGCAAAAAAAAAAAATGATATTGGTCATGAACCATTCGGGTTTCTTGAAACCGAACCAGAACGCCCCACTATTATTCATATTAAAGCGTTTGCTAGAATGGGTAAGGTCTTGAATAAGATGTATATTTCGGGTGTTTTGGAAACATCTATAAAACCAAAAACCGATACACTACTCCAAGCACTACCGGGAAGAATGTGTGGTTATGATACCCATTCTGATATTACTATCCACGTGTCAATTGAGGCAAAGACTGAATTGGATTCGTATACTTCTAACAAATATGACGAAATTTGTAAAGCGATGAATATTATTGGTAAGAGCAAGAGCAAACAAAACCAACATACTATGGAAAATTATACAAAAGATACAAATGAAACTTGGTGGAATCCTATTGTGCCTTTCAAAATTGAAAAAACAAAAATGAAAAAGACTGAATTTGAGAAACTACAAGGAGGTAACCCCCACATTATAGCAAATTATATTGAGGATAATTATCCAAGGGATCCAAGAAACAAATGCGTCTTAGACTTTTTAAAAAAAGATGTAAAATTGGCAAAACGAGATGCATCTTCATATACCGGATTTATGGAAAAATTTGAAGATGCATGTAAGGCCAATGTCCCCGAACGTTGTAACTTCACTAATATGGTATGGGAACACCCTACCAATAAGGTTATTGAATATGGTTTATTCAAAGGGGACACTGTAGCATATTTATATGGATATACGAAAGTGATTGATGAACAAACCATAAATTCTATCAATCATAAGTTTAATAATAAATTGCCGAAGGTTAAACCCAAGGCGAATTATATTAAGTGTGGTGATGAAGATGACCAATTCCAAAAAAAACATCAAAATAATTCGCCATTAATTTCTCAACCATTAAAGGTGTCTGTGAATGACATCTATAATAACCACGAAACTCTTGAACATATGCTTGATGTAGCTATTCATAATTCATTGGATCCTACAAACCTGCTAAGCCGTTGTCTGATGTTTAATAACGGCCAATGTTTAAAAAAAAAAAGCCTGGTATCATTTATTCAACTATCACGTGATGAGTACACTGCCGAAATAATCAAACAAATAAAGCGCACCTTAAAAGCTCACCATAATGTTGATGTCAAATTTGAAGAGATATCTTCTAAAAAAAACCCACAAGATGTTAGATACCGTAAAATTTCTTGGTAATAATTTATCATAAGACATTATTTATATACTTTCAATTATAATAAACATTATTTTTTTTCTTAGATTTCTTCAAATTCGACAGAATGTTTTGTAGTTCATTTATATTAATATTAAACGCATTATTTTTTTTAATTATTTTGGGGGATTTATTTCGTTCCGTTTTTTTCAAACCAAAACTACCAGATTTTATCTGACCTAAAAACATCATATTAGGTGGTGGTAAGACCGATACTGGAGATACTGGAACGGGTGACACCGATACCGGTTTAAATAATAATGAGGGATCAATCCCATCTAATACCATTTTATTTTGAATTGCTTGGACCGGAACGCCATTTTTTTTCATTTTCTGATATTTGTCAATATTAATATCAGAGGGGGTCTCCACTTCCGCTTCATCGTCCGAATCAATAAAACTATATTTTTCAAGTTTTATAGTATCGCGTTTAAAGTATTGAAGCTGTAATAGATTAATGTTTATACCATACTTTGTTTTCTTTGCCCATAGTTCTTTAATTTCAATAATAAATCGCGCATACGATTTCGGCGAAATCTCTATGTTAGTTCCAATATATTTTTTTTGGTAGTCGAAGCACATTATAGATTTGGTTATATTAACTCGTAATCGTGCTGGATAGTAACTATCTTTTAATAACGGATTAACAAAGGGTCGTTTATATTTGCGTATGGCTTTATCCATAATAGTTTTAATCACGGTTTCAAACATAGTTATATCGGAATTATCTTCGGTATTTGTTAGGGAAATATCTATAGTATTATAATTAGATTTTGAAAACGGTATATATAACACAGGTGTTTGAATAATTAAAGGACGGTCATTATATTGTATTGGAATAATAGAATACACTTTATTCATAGATATTTTTTTTTTAAATTTTAATTGCTCACTATTAAATTGAGGCGATTTAATGACTGAAATATTCATTTTATTTCTATTAATAATTAATATTTCTATTAATGATGAATATAAGTACTATAATATTATTTTATTTAGACAATTTAGAGATAATTTAATTATTTTTTTTATGGATAATTCAAAGAATGAGTGTTCAATTTGTTATGAAACTATAGATAATTGTGATTTACAACTTTTAAATTGTGCGCATAAATTTCATTACGATTGTATAATAGGTGAATTTAAATTTCAACTAAATAATTACAATTTTTCCAGAAAACTTGAATGTCCGTATTGTCGGTATAAGTCGGGTCTATTGCCACTGCGAAATAATAGAATTCCAATCAAAGATATTAATGAGAATTATAATTTATTTCTTGATTCAATAGAAAATAAAGACTATGATAAAATAAAAGTATATTTCGCCGAAAATCAGTGTCACGCAATACTAAAAACAGGCGTTAATAAAGGTGACCAATGTAAAAGAAAAAAGAAGGTAGGATTATTTTGCACGGCTCATCTCAAATAATTTAGTATCCGCCATAATCATAAAGAAAATCAAAGTACATATAATTAATACGAATGTTATGGTTACAAACTGGACAAACCCGTCGGCTTTTTTCAACTCGATATCGCTATAATATCTAAAAAGATTAATCACCGCCAGTATCATTAATAATAGGGTGAAATAAAGTACGAATTTTTCCAGATAGTTGTTTCCAAATTCCAAATATTTCATATAATAATAGGAAATATTATATTGTTTATTATTTATATGGCGCGAACAAAAAAAAATCGGAGTCTGAATAAGCCTAAGCCTAAGACTAAGACTATGCCTAAATCATTAAAAAAAAATAATAATTCTGATAATATGACTATTGTGGATGTGTGTAATGGAAAAGGATCCACATACGACAAGGAAATTGAAAAATATAAATTGGGTCTTAAATTGGGTTCGGGGTCATATGGTGTTGTATATAAAGCATTAAACACCACTACTAAGAATGATCTCGCGGTAAAAGCCCAAACATTTGAAATAAACGAATCGGTAAATAATATGACGTCATTGACGGACTTTATTAACGAAGCAACCCTATTAAAAAAATTAAATGGAAAAAATATTGGACCTACGTTATATAATGCGTGGTATTGTAAAAATAAACACATTGACGCTTTTGATACTTCTAAAATAACTGGATATATTGTCACCAATATGTATGATGGTGATTTAGATGATTATACAATATACAATCCACTTTTGGGTACATACAAATTAAAAAAAAATGTAATTTTACACAAAAATGTAGTTAATAAATTAGAAAGCCAAATTAAAACTATGAACGATATGAATATAATTCACACGGATATATTTCCGAGAAATATTTTAGTAAAAATTAAAAAAACTAAAAATAAAGTTGAAATAACAGAGTTAATCTTAACCGATTTTGGTTTAGCGGATTATGTTAGCAATTTTAAAGATAATGAATGGTTTAAGCGCCTTTTTGAAAATTATAAAAACGTGCTTCAAGATAATTTCCCATATTCAATAGTAGAAGTCAAACGAAATCCGTTTTTATACGATAAAGCATATATAAATATGCTAAAAAAAGATTTATTAGTGAAATAAAGATCGTTTTATTAGTGAAATAAAGCTCGTTTTATTAGTATTAGTATATTTGATGTGACCCATAACTACATATAAATACCCCACCCAATACTACACTTAGTCCTATTTTCACTCCAATTAAAATACCTAGCGGAGTCATAGCAATCGCCCCAATAACCCCTCCAATTAAAATAGCGCCAATATTTTTATAGTAAGACCGGGGGTTTATTGGTGTAATTAACAGATCGTTATATTCAGATGGTTGTAATAAGGGGTCATTTACAATTAATAGTGTCATAAAATAATCTAATAAAAAACAAAACGAATAATACTAATAATAATTTTAGTTTAGGATTCTTTCAAAATAATAAATTCGCTGTCATTTTTAATTACTAATATTTGCACTTTTCGGTTCACGCTATCACATTCCCCAAATGCCTTTGACATACCAACATCAACTCGCCAAATACAATTATTACATGAACTATTTAATGGTTTATTATACATAAATTGTGGCGAATGTCCTACGACCATACCTTTAATCCCCACTTTATTATTTTTATTTATTAAAGCAATCGTTTGTTTAAATTCGTTATGATGGACGGCTTCATTCCATTCATCTAAATCACTAAAAATACGACTCCAAAAAGGCGAATTATCGTCGTCGTCACAATGATAAATATCATCGACATATTTTTTATTTATGGGAGTGGATTCTCCCATTAACCAATTCTTAATTGATTTATTTATATCTTTCAAATAATATTTAGAAGCACACGGTTTAGAAATGCCACCATGGACGAAAAGCCAACTACCAATTATTAATACGGAATGACGATTACAAGCTAAATGTTTCGCAATTGTGCCACCAGGACAAAATGCGTTTTTCCTACTATGATAGCCATATGGTAATGATTTATCATTTGTTCGCGGTTCTTTGAAATAATTGCCAAATTCTCTAAATTCTTTAGGCGAAACATATCGGAAATCACCATCTACATTCATTAATTCGTGGTTTCCTAATATACTATATACCGCCCCACCATCTTTTTGCGCTTGGGATGCTAATTTAGAAAATAGCAACATAATTTTTAAATCCGAACCCTCGTCATGGACCAAATCGGAATCTTTTTCGGTACATAAATCATTAACCAGTTCATTGGGTCTAACTCTATCAATTTGGTCACCTAACTGAACCACTACTTTTTTACCACCACTCCAATTTATTTTATTAATATCTCTCGTAGTATTTGGAATATGAGACTCAATAACACCACCTAATTTCAACGCCTTTATAGTGGCCTCCATATCGCCGTGTAAATCTCCAATGGCGATAATAATGGGGGCTTTTGGGAATACAAAACGTTCGTCGGTATCGAGCAATTTACTAATTATTAATCCTTTCAATTCATCTTTCTTAATTGATTTTGGAACTAGCAAATTTAATTTTTTAGCCACTTCAAATAGCGCCTCTTTTTTCAGAGTATCTATAACCTTTTTACTTGAACATTCGGTCATTTTATAATTTTAAATATAACAGTAGAAAAAAGTCTTGCCTTTTTAACGAAAGCAAAAAAGTCTTTCCTTTTTAACGAAAGCAAAAAAGTCTTTCCTTTTTAACGAAAAAAGTCATTTTGAAGCAACCGTTGATTCATTTTGTCATAAATTTCAAACTCTTTATTATCATTTTTGGAAACAATTGTTTGACGATGCGTTTCTTTCATTTCATCGTTTTTTTTTTCGGCTTCAAGTTCACGCAATTCCGCCAATGATAATGGAACCATATTTTCGCGATGTTTTTTTAGTTCTTCAACCGATTTAAATTTTTTTTTAGTATCTATATTTTCCTCGTCAACCAGCCGCGATTGTGTGTGTGCTTCTTTATAATCGGAATACCCATTGCCACCAAAATTGTCTATTTTATCTACTCCCAATTCGGCGATAGAATTTCCAAAAGAATTCACTGCATTTGGCGAAGTGTATTTTATAATTTGATTAGGGTCTCGTTTTACCGAAGTTTTAAAGGTGGAATTAAACACATTTACATTAAACTTATCGCCAAAAATTTCATTTTTCTCTATGTCTTTATCTTCCAGTTCATTATCATTAATCCAATTAGAATAACCATCGTCATCGGCTTTATGGAGGCGGTTCTCTTCATAAATTTTATTGAATAGCTTAGGATCAAATTTATCCGATGGTTGACGCTGCGTCGCACCTCGGTTATTTTCCACAAAATCTTGCGATGATTTCTTCAAATCGTTGAAATCTTGCTGGGGTGCGCGCATTTTTAAATCTTCAAGCAACGACATATAGGCTTTCGTGATAACTTGGAATTTCTGTTGATTACCTTTGGGTCTGTCAGGGTGAAATTTCAATGCCAATTTTTTATAGCTTAGTTTCAACTGCTCCATTGTAAAGTCTTCGGAAAGTTGAAATATGCGTATGGCGTTATTTGCCGACATTTTAAATTTATTCAGTTCGGTTTCATATTGGGTTCTTCGGGCTTTTTGCTGCTTATAAAACGTTGCCTCGCGCTCCTTTTGTTCTTCCATAAACTGTCGTTTAAATTTATCCTCTTGACTTTCAAACGA